TTTTTTCTTTTTTTTTTAAAAAGCATGAAATTAATGCAAAACTAGATCCATTCTAGTATTTTCCAGGCGTACCAATAAAATAGTCGCTTGGCCAATGAGAGGAGAGAGTGTCCTTTTCATTGTCGGTGAGATGTCTCATCGTATCAAACCAGCTTGGGAATTGAGATGCGGAGAGCTCGAGATCATGAAGTTCGAGGTGTCGAAACATGAAGTTGAGTTCGGATTGGGAAGCTTTAGCGTCGTACTTCTTTGTGAGATAATTATAGATATCTTCGCAAATAAGGTAGACTTCTGAGTCTTGTCCGACTGCAGCGTAAGCTATACCAATGCATCGAGCGGCGACAGCGTCGACGTCAGTGCGTCGTTCGGGGTGTCGTAGCTGAGCTAGTAGTGCAATTCGATCACGGTAGGGGATACCGTTACGATTGCGATACTTCAGGACTTCTGCGCCTTCAAGGGAAGGACGTATCTCAGATTTCTTCTCACTGAGAACAGCGCCGAAATAATAAGTCGCGTAGTACTTAAGGAGCGTGAAAAAGGAGGTTGAAATCATAAGGAAACAGCAGAGTAACATGAAGATGGAATCATCGCCTTGTACCTTTATGACACACTTGTCGAGATCAAATCCCATTCTTGAGAGGATGGTGAAGATCATGACTAAGTTGTAGAGTGAGTCAAGTATCTGGGTCTGGAAATAGCCAGAGTAGATGCCAGAGTGGTTGAAGCGTATGAATCTTCCGTTAGGAAGGAGCAAGGGAGTGGAGAGGACTGCGTCAGTCATCCATTTCCATAGATTCTCGATTCTCGGTTCATTAGACTTACCGTCTTTGGTTTTCGAAGTGTCTTCGTAACCGTGTGCGGGGTGATAGCCTTGTGAAAAGGAGAACATTGGTCTGATGATTCTTTGGTGGATGTCGGTAATGACTGTGTGTCGCGCGTAGCGATCGAAACCAGTCCAGTCGATGGTGACTACAGTTGTATGTCTGAGTGCATAACGAGTGAAAAAGTTGACTAGTCGGTACCAGCCGCCTAAGAGTGTTTCAAAGGACCAGAGCATGAAGGAGGTGGATCCTTTCATAGTTAGGAGAAAGATAAAGAGAGGCCATATGAACATAAGTTCTGCGCATAATAAGGTAAAGGGGGCGCCAAAAACTAAACGAACTTTGTCGTCGTCTTCAGTTTTAACCAGGTGTTGTCGAGCGAAAGCGGTGTTCCAGTAACGGACATCGTTTCCAAATCGATCAGTGGTCTTGCCATCTTTAATGCGATGGATATTTTCTCTTGTAACGTAGAAGATCTCGGTGTAGAGATTGTGCTTTGTCATTCGAGCGTCAGTGATCTCAAGAGGTTGTGAGTCTCGGTGAGCTTCAGTGAACAGATCGCGGTGTGCGATGTTGTCGAAGGGTGTTCCATCACGAAAGTGATTGAACTTGGCACGTACGTATTCTTGCCAGTGTTTTGAAGAAGCAAAGGGTGCGCCAACATTAGTGGATAATCTCCAAGAATATTTGGGCAGATCAGCGAAATGAACAGGGAGGAGGGGAGTTTCAGGTGTGAGTAGTTTCTTGACGTGAAGGATTGCGTTTTCGTAGTGTTCGTCTTTGATGACAGGGTGTTCATCGGAGTCGAGTCTTTCGATATCCTTGTTGAGTGCGTCTTCGTTCCAAGGTGAGCGTCGATAGCCATTGATGACTTGTTGAGCTTGTTCGGAAGGGAGAAACTTTCGGAGTGAAAAGTCGATAACACGGTTAGTGATATCAGTGAGGGGGTTGGGTTGTTCGGGGTCTCGGCCACGGATGGGGAGAGCGTCGCGGAATTGAGGGACTTGGCCTTTGGGTGGGAAGGGGAGGTCTGTGATGTTCTTCATTGCAGGTAGGTTCTGTG